GTTGTTGACCTTGTTGCGTTGGACCGCCAGTTCCACTTTCTTCTTCTTGCTTAATTTGTTTATCAATTTCAGCAATTTCTTCTCTTGATTGTTGAAGAATGTTTCTACGAACCCATTCAGCGGAATAATAACGACCAACATATGGGTCAACTGTTGTCAATGTTTGAATACGAGATTGCAGTAGTTCCGCACTTCTCAATTCGGTAAAGTTATTATCTTTTACATAATCAAAGTAAATATCTTCTTTGAATTTGTCCCATTCTTCTCTTGTGCAAATGCCTTTGAGAACGCATTGTTTTTCCAATGCAAGGTCAAAAATTTGTGAAAACTTATTACGGAGACGAATGATAAATTTATTGAATTTAACTTCATCACGGGTAACTTCAGTTGTTCTACCAAGACCAATCATGCCACCTTGTTGTGGTTCTAAACGAGAGATTGGTACATTTAAAGACTGCAATAACTTTTGACGGAAGTATTTAACATCTTCCAATTCACCAAGGTTCTGACCGGCAGGCAATGTGGTGATTTCTGTACCTTTACCACCTTCACGGCGTGGCAACCAGAAATCTTCAAGCATAGACATGTGTTTGCGGTCATCACGGATTTCGCCAGTAGATGCATCGTAAACAACTTTGTTCTTATACTTAATCATCACATCACGAAGGTACTGTTCTGCTTTACCTTTTGGTAAGTTACCAACATCGATGTAGAATACACGGCGTTCTGGTGCTCTTGATAAACGGTAAATAACAACTGCATCTTCAACCATTCTCAATTGATTGAGTGGTTTGATTGCTTTATGTAGATAAGAAATGACGAATGTATTTTTTGCATCCATCAAACCAGAATTCACATTGATAATTGAATCTGGTGCAATTCTAAGACCGGCATTTACATTTGCCGAGTATGTTTGAGTTGTGGTGCCTCTATCAGAATAAACATAGTATTCTGCAATAGACTGAATAATATTTGCACCAGTCTTTGGATCACGGCCTTTTACCAATTCACGAACTTTACGAATCTTGCGTGGGTCGATGTAACGAAGTTCTTGTATACCTTCTTTAGGTTTAGATTCGTCAACAACTACATGGTAATAAATTCTGCCGTCAATGTACCATCTTTTGAAAAGGTCGTCAGACAGATTACCAAAGTTAAGCATTTTAAGAACATTCTCAAATTCTTCTGAGATTTTCTTTTTAACTGCGTCTGGTTGTTTTAGTTTATCCAAAACAATGTTAACAGTTCTACCTGTAACATCGTGTGTGATTGCTTCGTTAACGATATCGTCAATAGCCATCTCCAACTCTGGATGATTAGCCATTTCACGATAGCGAGTGATTAATTCGAGCTCGTTGCGAACCGCTCCCTCTAGGTCAACATATGTGCCATAATAGGGATTAGATGTGATGGTGACTGCACCATCATCGATTGCTTCATTTGGGAGAGTAAAGGAGGGCTGTTCGGGTGGTTGGACCTGAACAATGTCTTGTTTACCTAGGGTGAAGCCAAAAAGTTTAATTGCCATTAAAAATCATCCTATAAAATAGAGAAAGGCCGAAGCCTTTCTCTTTACACTACACCGTCTGCTTCAGATTCCCACCATTGATAGGTGAGAGTGACAGAAAACTCCTCAATAGTGTCGTTTGAACCCCAATCAACATCAATAGGTGTAATATCCGTTGGGAATATACCTATGAATTTATACTTTTTCAGAGCATTGCCTTGTTTACCAAATTGAGTTACTTCAGCATCTACTGAATAACCTAATGGTGAAAGTGCTAATGGGTTACGAATATTGAATCCGTGACTATTAATACCGTTCATCCATCTTTCAAAGGCGTTGCGAACAACAAAATCTTCGTCATTAATAACTGTGATTGTCCAATCTGCGAAGGTTCTATTTCCCACAAACTTCAGTTCACGACCAAAGTATTGCACCGGAACAACACCTACCGTTGAACCTGGTAGTTGTGCAGTCTTACACATGAATGTAAGTTTTGTTGGTGCGTTTCCTGGTGAAGAAAACTGAGGAAAAGGAACAGAAACTTCAAAAAGGTTTGGACGAGCACCGTCACCTTGCATCTGTGCTCTAAATTCGTTTACGCTAAATGCCATTATAGTTCTCCTGTTCTCTTATTTATTGAAACCTTCCAACTACTTCTTCGAAGGATACGCCAGTGCGAACCGCAACAAAGTTGAGTTGGATAAAGTTAACAGAGCGAGCAGGTTTAATGTAAATGTCACCAACAAATTCGTTACGGTCAATTACTTCACCGGTATTATTTGTTTCATCACAAACAACTCTAAAGTCTGTGATGCCTCGGCGACCTTGAACATCACGCAAGAATGGTTCTACTAATGAAACAAACTGCGCTCTGGTGAATTGGTCGTTAAATTCAAACATTGAAAATCTTGCCGCTCTTGCAATTGCTTTTTCAAGGACAATGAATAGTCGGCGAACATTGACACGGTCAAATGCACTTGGTCTACTTAACAATGTTTTGTCGCCAAATAAAACTGTGCCCTCACCTGGGAATGTTACAACAGGGTTTACACCTTTAACATATAGAGTATCTCTATTTGCTTTGGTTGGATTCCAAGACAACTTAATGATGTTTCTAATTTGTCCACGGTTTAAACCACCTGGAGAGAACCATGGGTCTCTTTCAATATCTGTTTTGGCACATAAACCGGCAGTATCACCGTTTAATGGTACCCAACGATAAACATCGTTGTATTTGTCGTATTGATACTTCCATGCAGAATCCATAAATGCGTATGAAGAAGAACCGATACTTGTTGCTTGTGCTACGCAAGCTGCGGCTTCGTTTCCACTATTGTCAACAACATCTGATTTTGCAGGAGAGAAGAATACGATACAATCTTTTCTTGTTTCTGCTAAAGAAATCAAACTTGCGCTAACTGTATTTGCACCAGGACCTGTTAAGATTAAGGAAATATCTACTGAATCTGCGTTAGCAAATTGATTGAACGCAGTAATATTATTTGCTGCACTAATAGTTCCATCTGCACCTGAAGTTAGAGAAACTGTTACATTTGAAGTTAAGTTTGCAAAGTTAATAGAAGTTGCATCGCTACCCCAATTAGAAGTGGTATTTGAATATGCAGCAAGACCGTTTGCTGTTGGATGAGACATCCAGTGAACATATTTTGATTTGTTAGCAATTACATTCTTGTAATAAATTGAATTACCACTATCGTCTTTTGCATCGGCAGCTTTTGAAACAAATGGCCATTTTTCTAATATTGTGCCTGCTGTTCCACTAAATCTACCATCTTCGTCAACAACAATAATGTGAAGTTCATCAAGTGAACCACCTTGATTTGTTGTGTATGTAGATGTGCTTGGAGCACTTGTGAATTGTGAAGCATATGTCCAACCAGTAAAGGTATTGGCGTCTGCCATCGAAACTCTTAGTGTATTACCGATTGCGCCAGCGAATCTTGCGGCAAATTCACCATAAGTGTTTGCACCGTTCGAATAGTTGTCTAACCAATCGTCATCGTTTTTAATTAATACTGCCGAACCATTTGCTACCGCATTTCTAGTTGCGGCGCCAAAAGAACGGACAATTTTTAAGTTGTTTGAATAAGCAAGAAAGTTTGCTGCAGAGAACCAGTGTTCATAATTTGTTGAATCAGGCTTGCCAAATGTAGAGGCAAGTTTAGTTTCGTCTGAAATTGTAGTAATTTCGCCGACTGGACCCCAAGCAAAAGGACCTGCAAAAGCGCCAACCGAAGTAGCGCCAGATGGAATAACTGTTGTCAGGTCAATTTCTGATACATTTATTCCTGGTGAGAGCTGAAATGCCATGGATTTCTCCTTTTGTTATAGGATAGAATTCGTTTTATTGTCTATTTAGTTTTTTATAAGCTTGAGGTAAAGTAACCTCTTTCGGTCCAAACATCACCAGAATCGATAATAACTTCTTCTTTTCTTCCGTCATCAATGATTCCAACTGGTGTAAGTTCTTCTTCTCCAAGCAAGTTTTGTTCTTCCAAAAGAACCTTACGAATATCTATATTTGTTGAATCTTTGAAATATGATTGTGCAGTTAACCAAGAAAACAAAACAAGACCCATCACCAAATCGTCATTATTACCTTCTTCGGCTTGATAAGAATCTCTCACACGAACAAAAGTATTCATTTCGGCAATAGTATCAAAGTCCCGAATAATCAATTTATCAGATTCCACAAGTGTCTTTAAGTTTGCACAACCAATCTTTTTGACAGATTTGGTAGTTTTGATACCGAAACTTGTAGACCTTTTGAAACCGCCAGAAATACTTTGCCCTTTAATATGATGGTGTTCTAGTTTATAGATGTTTTCATATTCCAAATCATAGTGTAAAATGTCAACAACTTGTTGGCCAATGTTGTTTGTCTCAATCAAAACATATGCTTCATTGAACCTTCTTGCTATCGAATAAACGATAGTTGGGAAAAACAATAAAGGTAATTTATTATTTCTGTATTTTGCAACTTGTTTGTATGGTGTTTCGGTAACATCTACGACATTAACTGTTGAATAGTCACCGCCAACACCTTCTGAACAATCTACTGTGCAAATATACAATCTACCTGGTTTTGGTTGTTCATAGATATCGAAACATTCTTCTTGGTAGATTGGGTCAAAAAACGCCAGACTTCTAAGTTTGGCACCTGAAATAAGTGTTGCCGATGACCCAATAAATTCAGTTTCAAACTCTTGCCTAAATTGTTCTTCTGAAGTGTTTCGTATCGTTTCTTCTTTCCACTTTTCATCACGACCTGGAACCATGGACCAATGGACCTCCAATGGTTTGTATAAAGAACGACCCTCAGATGCATCGACCCACATTTTGTAGAAGTGATTCAATCCGTATGGTGTGGATACGATGATAACTTTGGTAGTTTTACCAGATGAGATAACCGGGTAAGTCGATGTGAAGAATTCATCTGCCATATTTTTTGGCACAAAAGCAAATTCGTCAAGGAAGATTAAGTTGTAAGAACCACCACGAACACCTGCGGCAGATGTGGCGTATGCATTAATCTTCGAACCATTTTCTAGTTCAATGTTACCTTTGTTCCAAACTTTGATGCCTTGTTGCAACCACAAAGGAAGGTATTCATAAGCGTATTGAATACGACCTA